TAACCCAATTTTAAAGTACAACCTTTATTACGATAACGAGGTTAAGAACAGAAAGCAGTACTTCGGTCTTTCAACAAGAGTTGGTGTTGATATTGACACATTCATATATAAAGGAAAAGCAGCTTACATCAACGACCCATCAATGTTGACGCAAGGTTTCCACCTTGATTCAAGACTTGATAAGGATAACTATAGTGGAAACCACATTCCTGTTATCACAGTTGATGGAGAAGAGGGTTACAAGTTCGATGCTGTATCAGTACAGAGTAGAACAACTACGTTGACTGATATTCCTGCAATTGGTAGCGAATCATTAATGCAAGGTTCTATCTATGAGTATGTAAATCTTCGTAAGTTCACTGTTTACTTCTATGGCGGTTTCGATGGATGGGATGTTTACAGAGCACAGAGAACTAACACTGATGACTTCAAGATGTCTAAGTATCTTGGAACATACGATACCAATAGTGGTGAAGGTTACTCATTCAACAGAATCGATGACCCTGAAGCAATTGGACTTAACCAAGGTGGTATCACATCAGACTGGTACGCATACCTTGCAGCATACAGACAGTTCGCTAACCCTGAAGCAGTTGACATCAACGTATTTGCTTCACCAGGTATCGACTATGTAAATAATACTACACTTGTAGGTGAGGTTATTGATATGCTTGAGGAAGAGCGTGCTGACTCAATCTATGTTGTTACAACACCTGATAAGCCAAACGGCGCAACTGACTTGGTTGAAGAAATGTATACTCCTGACGAGGCAGTAGCAAATCTTGAAGGCACAGAGATAGATTCTAACTATACTTGTACATATTATCCTTGGGTTAAGTATCACGACCAGGATAACAATCAGTACATCTATCTTCCTGCTACAAAGGACGTTGTACGTAACTTTGCACAGACAGACAATCAGACATTCCCTTGGTTTGCACCAGCAGGTCTTGATAGAGGTGATGTAAATTGCGTAAGAGCGCACTTCATTACTAAGTTAGCAGATGAGGATGAACTTTATGAAGGAAGAATTAACCCAATTAAGACTTTCGCTACTGATGGTGTTAAGGTTTGGGGTCAGAAGAACTTACAGATTCGTGAGTCACAGCTTAACAGAATCGCAGTTCGTAGACTTCTTCTTAGAATGAGAAAGCTTATCGCAATTGCTTGCAGAAGCTTAATCTTCGAACCAAACGACCCAGTAACAAAGAATATGTTCTTGACAGCAGTTACTCCAATTATGGATAACATCAGAGCAAACAGAGGTATTTCTGATTACAGAATTGAGGTTAATGACACAATCGAATCACGTGACAGACGTGAACTTCCTGCTAAGATTTACTTCAAGCCTTACAACGCTCTTGAGTATGTTGTACTTGACTTCATCTTAACTCCTGAAGGACTTTCATTCGATAATATCTAATTAAAATGGAGGGTTTAACCCTCCATTTTTTGTTACAATACATAATTTTTTAAAAAATAAAGATATGGCAAAACCTAGTAAAATTAAAGTTGTAAAAGCAAAGAAGGCTTGGCTTTTATTGCCAAACACAAGAGCAATAACTTTGTTTGGAACAATATTTTGTAAGAAGCAAAAAGATGTTGATTTGATTAATGCGACTGATGAGGTTGATAGTGACCTTAAATGTCACGAAACAATTCACGTTAGACAAGCAGAAAACACAAAAGACTCTTGGTTTGTGTACTATTTCAAATACATTTGGCAATGGATTATGAATTTTCCTTTGATTCTTGTTGACATTCACGCTCCTTATAAGTTTATTCCTTGTGAATTGGAAGCGTATAGACATGAGGAAGAGTTTGATTACTGTAATAATCCTTGTGACGGATGGAAAAAGTATAATACTCTTAAATTAAAAGAGAAGAGAATGTTTGCAAAAGAATATTATAGTGGCCATTATATTTTCCGTGATTTTATAAGAGAGAAAATAGACCCATATCTCGCATAAGTTTTCGTGTTTATAAGATATTTATATAAAAATATTCGAATATGAAAAGAAAAAATAATTTTGTAAATGGTTTATTAAAGGATTTAAACAAAACATCTAGATATCTATCAGAAGCATATATTTTTGATGGAGAAGGTGGTCCAGAAGTTCCTGAAATGCACGGCGACCCTGGAATGCATGGCAACCCTGGAATGCATGGAGGTCCAGAAGGCGACCCAACTATGCAGCAGCCACAAGCAGCACAGCAAGGAGATAGTCAAGAAGAGGTTGCAATGCACGCACAAGAGGTTATAAAGCACGAACCTATTATTGGTAAGATTAGAGAGACTGCTATTGAGGGTTTAAAGAAATATGCTGATAACCCAACCTCAAAACTTTATGAGTTCTTCAAGAAGGTGTTCTTGGAGTCAGATAAGGTATTAACTGATACTGGAAGTAAAAATTAATTAAACTATGGGAAGACAGATTATAAGATTAACAGAAAGCGACCTTCATAGGATTATTAAAGAATCAGTAAGAAGAGTCATAAAAGAAGAAAAGGAAGATTTAGAGGCTCAGTATAAAGCAGCTTGCGCAAAAGTGAAAGCGCTTAAAGGTAAGGGTGATAATAAAGCATTTATTGCAGCAGCTCAGGAAATGAACGCTCTAAAAGAAAAACTTGGAAAGGCTAATATTGTTAAAGTACCACAAGGAAAATCTCTTCCTGGACACGAAGGTGATAACAGCGGAACCGAGCTAAAACAGAAGAAAGAAGAAGGCTCAAAGCATAAGCATCAGCACATTTGGAATGCTGTAAAAGATAACCTTGCAAATAAAAAAGCAATGGACCAGGAGCATTTCCAAAAACCAAAAGTAAACGATATTGATGCTGCTTTAGGCGCACAAAATAATTAAGAGCAACCAATTGGCTGCTCTTTTTTTACACTCCTGTGTAAATAAACGCAAATGTTATTATAATCTGTATAAAATGAAGCAATTGGTCTTGAATTAGGTTTAATCTTAACTCATTTGCTTTCATGTTATCGATTATTAGATGGAAAATTGTGTTAAGTACCACTAAGAATAACAATAACCACCCAGGACAACTTATAAAAATCATTACTGGTATAATAATGGCGATTGACCATTCAAGTGCGTGCTCAAATAGTGCCATTTTATAGTCATTTTTATACTTTTCAAACGGTAAACCATCTTCCCTACAAACTTTTACCCACCAAGATTTCTGCTTAAGATATGTAAACTTGTCTTGTAATACAAAATCATCTATAAGATGGCAAAAAATCATCAATAAAAAAACCTTTGTTAACATATTATGTATATTTTTCTACAAATATACAAAAAAAACATATAAAAAACAAGTTTTTTAATATTTATTAACAAATAATTAATTATTAAAATAATAAAGACATGTCAGATTTACTTTTGAAGATGCCGCTCAATTATGAGCCGTTAAGACAAAATAGATGGTTGTTCAGATTCCCAGCTGACTTGGGTATTCAAGAGTGGTGGCTATCAAGTGCTGCTCGTCCAAGTATAAATCAGACTGAAACTGAAATTCCTTTCTTGAACACATCTACTTGGGTTGTTGGCCGTTATACATGGGACACAATTCAAATTACGCTTCGTGACCCAATCGGTCCTTCTGCTTCACAGGCAGTTATGGAATGGGTACGTTTGCATTCTGAGTCTGTAACCGGACGTCAGGGATATGCAGCAGGCTACAAACGTGATGTTGAACTTGAAATGCTTGACCCAACAGGTGTTGTTGTTTCAAAATGGATTTTGAAGAATTGTATGCTGACAGTTGTTAACTTTGGTGACTTGAACTATAGTTCATCTGACCTTGCAACTATCCAGATGACTCTTCGTTTTGACTATGCAATACTCGCATACTAATATTTTAACTATCTATTTAATTTTTAAAGGAATAAGTGTTTGCTTATTCCTTTATTTTTTTATATTTTAATAAATGATGAAAAACTAAAATTTATAGAAGAAAATTACAAAAAAATAGTTAAATAATAATTATTACAAAAAATATAGTTATGGATAACAAAGAAATTTTATATGAAATCGCTTTGAAATACAATACATTAAAGATGTATGAAAACACACTAGAACAGATGAAGAAAAATGGAGTAGGAAACGAGGAATCTCTTTCGAAAATTGAGGGGGAAAAGAACGTTGCTGAAAGAGAACTTGTTGAATTGTTAAATCCAAACCTTTCATCTGAAGATACTGGTATTAAAAACCCTTCAATTGAAGAAACTAAGCATTGTAATGCATTTGTAAAGGCGTTGAATGATGAAAGTAAGAGGGGAGTATATAAAGAATTGTATGACATTAGAAAGAATTTCTTTGACAATATAACAAAACCAGTAAAAGATGATTCTCCAGTAAAATATAGAGACGAATCAAAAGATGTATTGAAAGAGGCTGAGTACAAAAAGCCTACGTTTGCTGATGTTCAGGATAAAATTTCAAATTCTCAGTGGATAAGTTATTCAAATTTCATTGTTGAATTCCCTAAGAAAGAAATTGACATTGATGAATGGAGAGTTTCAAACTTTTATTATCGTAATAAGCAAAATTCATCTTGTTCTTCTAATAGGTGTACCAACTGTGGTGGAGAATTAGAAATTGCTGTAAACGATTTCGCAGAAAAGAGAGAAGATGGAACATATAACATTTTAGCAAAAACAATAAAAAAGCTAGAAAGAACATCAAAAGCACACGTTCTTGGCAATATATACGCAAATATCATTAATAATGGCGGAGATTTGTTATATACAATGTGTTTTGAAAATTGTAGATTCGTAGGTTCAGACGCAGATGGCTTCACATACGATTCTGTAGAACTTAGGAAGGTTATTTTGAAGTTCGATTATGACGAATTACATATTCTAGCACCAAACGAAGAACTTGCGCCAAAAGAATATAGATAAATGAAACAACCAATTAAAAAAGGTAAAAATATAATAAAATCTAAGTCTAAGAAAAAACCTAGACTTAGATTACCTAATGGTAAATTAGAAAGAAATCACCCTAAATTTGGTACATCTAAATTGGAGCAGGATTTTGCTGAACAATTTCTTGATAAATTAGGTGTTGAGTATGTTTGGCAGTTTGAGGCAAAAGATATTGGCAGATTCTATGATTTTAAAATAAAAGACGGCCCAATATTGGAAATTAATGGCTCTTACTGGCATGGTGATGAAAGAATTTATGAGGAAAAAGACTTAAATAGTGTGCAAAGGCGTACAAAATATATAGATGTGTTAAAAGAAAAATGGGCTTTAATGCGTGGCATACCAATATATTACATATGGGAAAAAGATATACGAGAAAATCCAACAGGAGTTATGGAATTTTTGAAAAAAATTTTATATAAAACTGATGCAAAAAAAAGTAAAAATAAGCGTCATAAAAATCGTCTTTTTCTATAAACAAAAATATTTATAGTAAAAGAAAATCATATGAAAAGTAATTCTATTTTCAAAAAAGAATTAAAAGAAAATTTTATAAGTATTTGTTGCCCAAAAATAGGTGATGATGGTAAATATCATTTTATATATAAAATAGAATTTCCTAATGGTAAATATTATTTAGGAGAACATACTACAAGTAATTTAAATGATGGGTATTGTGGCTCAGGCTCATTATTACCGTTTGAATTTGAAAAATGTAGTATAAATGATGTTAAAAAAACAATTTTATCTTTTCACAATTCCAAAAAAGAAATGGAATTAAATGAAGAAAAAATTATAGGAAATTTATATAAAACAGATAAGCAATGTTTGAATTTAATAAAGGGCGGTAGTAAAGGGTTTAATGAGCATATTATAGAAAAATCAGTAAATTCTAGAAAAGGTAAAAAAAGAACTAAAGAATCTATTGAAAAACAAAGAATTTCATGTACCGGTAAACATCATACAGAAGAGACGAAAAAGAAGCAATCAGAGTGGCATAAAAGTTTTTGGAATACAATAGAAAGTAATGATAAAAGGCAAACTCTACGAAAATTAGGAAAAAATAAAATTATAACTGATGAATTAAGAAAAAAAATTTCAGATGGAAGAAAAAAATTTAATAATTCTGACTATGGAAAAAACATTAATAGGTATAGATATTACACATTAGAAGTAGAAAATTCAGAATATAAAGAAAAAATAAATTATTTAATAGAAAAATCAAAAAAAGAAAATCTTTTAAAAGAAGAAAATGAATTTTTATCAAATTTTTGGGATTTTTGTAAAAAAAATAGGTTGAAAAATCGTTTATCATTTAAAAAATCGTTAAAAGAAAAATATATATTCACAGAAGAGCATAAAAAGCATTTAAGCGATTCAAAAAAAGGAAAAAAATTATCTTTTCAAGCAAAGGAAAAAATGTCTCAATCTAAAACTGGTAGAAAAAATCCTAGATATATACCAAATAAAATACAAATGTTAAATACTAATGAAGATGTTATAAAAACGTTTAATGATTGTATAGAGGCTGTAGAATTTGTTAGAAAAAATATAAACGAAAAGGCAACAAGCACGGAAATTTTTATTGCTTGTAGGAAAAATAAAATTAGGTATAACCACAAATGGAAAATGATTGTATAATATGAACGTTACGCTTTATTTAAAACTTGAATATTACGAAAACGGTGACTTTGACGTAAATAATGATTATTATAAGTCAAATCAAGAGTTTTTCGATGCAATGGATAGAGAAAATAAAAAATATTCTAACGTTGCGTATGATGCTGTTTCAAGTTTAGGCAACATATCTTCTAATAGAACCGCTAAAATTGGTAAACTGTCAAATTCTACAAAAGAGGCTACTGAAAATTCATACAAATCAGAGGCAATTTTATATAATGAAAAAGGTGAAGATGAAACTGTTGATGAGTTAATTACAACATGTGTATCTCAAGACGTTTCAGTTAATATTATAAAGTTCAATCGTGATTCGATGGATGAAGAATTTGAAGAAGATTATAATTTTTGGGTAGATGAGCATAATAATATAAACCAATATAAAGATGCCTTGGGAGAAGATAAGGTTTTTGAAAATGAGCCAATAAGAACTTTTTACGCTGAGTTTTTAAACAATGCAGGGGAGAAGAAATTTGTAAGGCTAAAAAATTGCAAAATATTAGATAAAGGTGACGAAGACGAATATGCAATTTTGTCAGAAAAAATAACATTAATCGATAATATATAAAGTTATGCCAAAGAAAAAGTTAACACCAGAACAAGAGAAAGAAATTAAATTGTTACAAGCAAGTAACGAAATGTACGAACGTGCAAAAGAGGAAACAAAATTAAGAGGAAATAGTCAAGCAGTTAAGAGAATTGAGATAGCACAAGAAGAGGTGCAGCAGAAGATAAAGAGCATCGAGAAAGGCACTATTCAGAATATTGAAATACCTCAAGAAGATATTCCACCTCTAGTTATTGAACATAAACCATTTGATGAGCCAAAAGAAAACGATAGAATAGAAAATATAAGTGATATTTTTGCTAAGAAAGATACACCTTATAATGATGATTCTATTTTTGATGTTTTGGAAAATCATAAAAAGGAAGAAGAAGAAAAAATCAAAAAGGCAAGAAGAAAAAGAGGAACTGAAACCCATATTGAAAAGGAAAGTGGAATTAAATATGGTGAGGAAATAGTTAATCCTACAAACACCACATTCAATAATACTGATGCTTCTGCACAGTATGATGTTATTTCTCTACCAAGTAACGGAGAATGCTATGAAAACAAGATTAAAAGTCTTCCGGTTGCGTATTTAACAGCATATGACGAGAATATCATAACATCACCAAATCTTTATAGGGATGGACTTGTAATTGACTACTTGTTGAAGAGTAAGATTGTTAATAAGGACATTAATGTTGAAGATTTGGTTAGTGGTGACGTTGATGCAATCGTATTGTTCTTAAGAGCAACAAGTTATGGCGTTGAATTCCCTGTTGCTGTTCAAGACCCTGAGACTGGTGAGAGCATTGAAACAAACATTGACCTAACAAAGATTAAGTCAAAGGAATTTAAGTTGAAAGGCGATGAAAATGGTCATTTCTCATACACATTACCAAGTTCAGGAGTTGAGGTTAAGTTCAAGTATCTTACAAGAAGAGAAGAGAATGACTTGAAATTGCTTTCAAGAATTGAAGGCGAGGGTTCTGCATCAGAAGATTTAAGAGCAGCAAATAGAGTTGTTACAAGTATTTTAACTAATGATTCAGTGTTAGACTCAAGAGAAAAGTCATATATTCTTGAATCAACTAGAAAGGTTGAAGAGTGGGCTAAGAAGATTGAAGAAAAGAATTCTAACAAGTTTAATAGGTCAATTACCAACAGAATGGAAATGCAGATTGTGGCAATTAATGGTAATTATGATAAGGAATATGTTAGAAAAGCAATCTATAATATGCCTGCTAGTGATTCTCTTAAACTAAGAAGATATATTATGGAAAATGAACCTGGTCTCGACTTTGAAGTTGAAATCGAAAGACCTGAGAGCCTTGGAGGTGGCTCATTCAAGACCTTTCTTGAGTGGAACGATGCTGTTTTCTTCAATATCGCCTGAATATGAGAGGCTTCTTAAAGAGGAATTATTTGGATGCTTTAAACATATAAAAATTCCATTTGATGAACTTTTAAGGATGCCAGTTAGAGATAGAAAATTCTATATATTGAAGCATAATGAAGCAGCAGAAGCTGAAAGACAAGAGTACGAAAATGCACAAAAAGGTAGTTCAACCAGAACTGAGGCAATTGATGCATTCACAGATATTGACCAACAAAATCTTAAGAATGCTATGAATAGATAATGGGAACTTTAAAAAGAGTTCCCATTTTTATTTAAAAAAATAATGTATTTAGTATTTATAAGTAATTAAATAAATATTAAAAATAGTTGTATATTAATATATGGGACCAGCAGTAGCAGCAGCTTTAAGGGCAATAGGACCAGCTTTAGGTAGGCACGCACCAGCAGTTGAAAAATTTGCTAATAATTTAGGTATGGTTAGTGAAGCAGCTAAAGGTGTAACTGAGATACTTGGAGAGCTTAAAAGTATGGCTATGGGTTTAGCAAACACCCTTGGCGGTAGATGGTATGAAATGAACGATATTGCGTTCAAGACTGCCAGAACTATGGCCATGAGCCGTGATGAAGCCGTTAGATACAACGAACATTTAATTAAATCTACAAAGGAATTGGCTGCTAACTTTGGTGTTACCGCTAAAGAACTAGCAGATTTCCAAAAATCTTATTCTGAAGCTATCGGTAGAAATGTTGTATTAGCAAGGGAACAACTTGCTCAAATGTCAACATTGTCAAAGATAACTGACGATGCTACCGCAGCACAACTTGTAGATGAGTTTGATAAAATTGGTGTTAGTGTTCAGGGTACTACTGCGCATGTTGGCCTTTTACAAGAAAAGGCTAAACTATGGGGTATTAACTCTACAAAGGCTTCAAAACTATTAGCGTCAAACATAAAACTTGCTTCATCTTATTCATTTAGAAATGGTGTTGCTGACATTGAGAAGATGGCCTTAAAGGCTGCTTCAATGAGAGTTGATATAGAATCTATAATGAGGTCTTCTGAGAAGTTCACAACTCTTGAAGGGGCAATTGAAACATCAGCCAACTTGCAGATGCTTGGCGGCCCATTTGCTCAATTTGCATCAAACCCATTCACGCAGATGTATAATGCACTTGCCGACCCTGACAAGTACATGGATGAGGTGTTAAAGGCATTTAAGTCACTTGGCACATATAACGAAAAAACTGGTGAAGTAACCGTTGGCCCATTGAATGCAATGATTGGAAAACAGGCGGCGCAAAATTTAGGTGTTGATTTCGGTGATATGATGCGAGCCTCTACCAATCAGTTAAAGGATGAAGCAGTAATGCGTCAACTTGGCGCAAAACAAAGCGAGTTTAGCCCTGATGAGAAAGAAGCTATAAAGAATTTAGCAAGGGGTAATTTCAACATTGAGACCGGCAAGTATGAAGTAAATATACTTGGTGCTGATGGTAGAGTAGCTCAGAAGGTTGCAGTTGAGGATATGACTGAGGATATGCTTAAATTAGCACAAGATAGTCAAATCACTGACTCAAATATGCAGGTCGATGTTAAAAATATCAGAAAGATATTGGAAGACACATATGGCCGTGCTAAACAAACCAAGTCAATGAAGGAAGGTGTCGAGGGCGTAAAAGAATGGTGGAACGCCACTATCACTGATTGGCAAGACAAATATATGCCGATATTTTCTGGTTGGTTTAATAATTTTACTAATTGGCTTGGAGGAAGTTACGCAAATGGTGGTATAGTAAGGCCTGTTGCGCACGCTGCTGAAGGTGCTGTTGTTCCTGGAACATCATATACAGGAGACCATGTTCCTGTAATGGCTAATTCCGGAGAAATGATTCTCAATTATAGTCAGCAGGCAGCGTTGTTTAGTTCTATAAAATCTTTACAAAAGGGCTATAGTGTAAAGGATATGGAAAGTCCTTTAGCTAAAGTGTATGAAGAACATAGCAAAAAGGTTATTAAAATACTAAAAGAATCAAATCTTGATTTCAAGACATTTACAAGAAAGGCTAAACTTGATGAGTATTTACCTAAATTGTTGGATTCATCAAAGGCACTTAGAAGTGAATCAGCAACAGCTTTATCTGATACAGGCAAATCATTCTGGGATGCATTAAAAGAGGAATTTAAACCTTTATTGGAAGCATTAAAGGCTGCTAAAAATGCTTTAGGCAAAATGTTAACCACAACTAAAGAATGGGTATCAAAGCAAGTAACAAAGGTTGCTGAAAATGCAAGAGGTTTATATAAGTCAGTCGGAGATGTTGTTAGAAGAGCAAAAGAGGCTGTAAAACCTACTTACAATAAAGTAAAAGAAACTGTTGCAGCCAGAGCAACAAAAGCGAAAGATGCTGTAACCGGTTTTGCTAAAAGAGTAGGCGGAAAAGCTGTTGCAAAGGTTAATAAGGCAGCAAGTTACGTTGCTGGTAAGGCAAAAAATATAGGCGGATATGCTAAAAGCGCAGGAAAATTCGTTGCTAAAAAGGCTGGCCTTATAGGAACAGCAGTAACCACTTTATTTGCAGGAAGAGACATTTATAAAGAAAATGAGAAATTCAAGCAGCAAGAAGAAGAAATCAAGAGGAAGAGTATATCTGCAAGAGATAAGGCAAAGGCTCTTGATAAGGCGAAGACAAAGAGAAATGAAAATATTGGTGGCATAGCAGGAGAGGCATCAGGAGGACTTGCAGGAGCATTTGCAGGAGGTAAGATTGGTGCTGCTATTGGTACTGCTATTGCACCTGGTATTGGTACTGCAATTGGCGGAATTATTGGCTCTATTGGAGGCGCTATTGCTGGCTCTTATGTAGGTAAGGGCACCGGTAAGGCTGTTGGTAGACAATTTAAAGGCGGAGCAGAAGAAGAGTGGAATGAAAATAACCTTGTTAATAATGAGAAAGGAACTGCTGTTCCTGCTAATTCAAAGAAGGATGAAAATAGTGCGCTTATAACCAATACCGCAAAAGAAAAGTTTGACGAAAATAGCCTTCCACACGGAGAACATGGGGTTGTTGTTCCTGGCGATTCAAAGCACGGAGACCATACTCCAATTATGGCTAATGCTGGCGAAATGCTCATCGATGAAGCAAAGCAAAGAAGGCTTCTAGGTATGATTGATAGTTTACCTACTACAGTACACCAATTGCAGCCACTTGGACAATTTAATAGGGTTGCTCCTGTATCTGTTGACTCTAAATCATTGCCTTCACCTAAATTACCATCTTCAACAAACATTAACTTGAATGTTAGTGGAACAATAAAACTTGATGCGGGAGATAAGTTTGCTAACTTAGACATAAGTAAGTTGTTAGAATCAACTGAGTTCAAGAGACAATTGTTAGATGTAATTACAAGGGGATTGAATGAAAATAGTAATGGTGGTAGAAGAAATTTGGAATCAGAGAGAAATAATATGGCAAGCCAATATAACAGAGCAGGTAAATAATATTCATTATTTTGAAAAATAAATTATATTTTAGGTATTATGGGTTTAGTTAAAGACACAATAGATTTTCTTAATGACGCAGCATTTGGAATGATTAGGAGAAACCTATTCAGTCCTAGATTTGAATACAATTTTATGGGTAAACCTATAGGATTGTATCAGAAGAGTTATGACATCATGATGCACCACCTATACAGAAATATTGGTAATAGGGAGTTCACTTATGATGGCTATGGCGATGCTATTGGTGAATTGTCAAACCCATTTTACAATATGACGCATTTTGTTCCTTGGTTTTTAACTGATGAAGATAAAAACAGCAAGTCAAATTATTTGGATTATGTAAGAGACGTGTATGGGGCAACATTAAGCGTTAAAAATTTAAATTCTAGAATTACATATGGCGATACATTTGATAAAGACATTATAAACGACACCGTATTTTATAGAACTAGTGATGATTCTGTTAGAGTTGGTGCTGTACCTACAAGTAGGCTGATAGATGGTATGACCATAAATCCTAATTCAGACAGATTTTCAGACACAAAATTGGGTGTAGTTAGCCGTGAATATGCTAAAGGTAATCTTGAAAACGCTCAAGCTAGTAATGACTTAAAAGCCACAAATAGGGAAACAGGTAAATCAAATTATTTTATTACATTTAATCTACCTGATTATTTTGGATTTAATCAAGAGGCTATTAACAATAGCATACTTGATAAGGTTTTAGGTGATGATGGAAGGTTTGAAAGTTTAAGCCCATTAGAATTCACTGATGGACCAGTTTACACTAAGAATTTTGGTCATTACGATGACCTTGGGGCATATAGCGGCTATTTTAATTCATTAGGAAACAAATCAAAACAATATTATTATGCCAATACATCTGAAAGAAAGTATTATATATCTGCTTTCAATGGAATAGTTCCAGGTTTCGAAAAAGATGCCACTGATAAGTATACCATAAGATATATCTTTAACACATTACAGACTCATAGTAATGTAATGAGTTCAGCAGGAGGTGGAGTATATGTATATGGCGAAGGTGAAAAAGGAACAGCACATGACTTTTTCTATGGTAGTTTTAATGAGGGTACAATGTTCTCATTATATACAACTTATGGAACAGGGCTAGCTGCTAATGACCTTTTGAAAAAGACAAATGATGCATTCAGAAATGAAAAGTATAACACAATCATTTCAAGATTTCATACAAATAGTCAAGTAGATACTACTGACACAACACAGACTGCCATAAGTAAACAATATGGTATGTCTCATGGTAGAAACCTTTTAAAGCGTAACCACGTTGGTGCTAAGACAAATGGATATGAAGACCCATATTGCAGAGTTTGGACTTATCACCATCAGTATAAATCATTGCAAGACACAATACGACCATTTGATAGCGAATATGATGCTGACACATTATATAATTCATATAATTTCAGCGCATTCACAGCAAATCATTTGGGTTCTGATTTTGAAAATGGCAGAAAAAGACTTGAGAGATATGGTTCTCTTAACAAAAATGGATTTGTCAATATAACACCAGTAGATTGTGGCGATGAAAATAAGAAGGTTGATATTAGAAATTGTATGTTTTCTATTGAAAACCTTGCTTGGAAGGATATGTTTAGCACAGATAACGCATCAAGAGAAACATTTCAATCAGGAGGTTTGTCACCAGAACAAAAGGGTCCATTTGGAGGTAGAATAATGTGGTTTCCTCCTTATGGATTGTCATTCAATGAGGATGTAAGCGTAGACTGGACTGAAACAAAGTTTATTGGACGTGGAGAAGGTATATACACATACACAAATACCACAAGAACAGGAACTTTGAACTTTAAAATATTGGTTGACCACCCTTCAATTATTAACTATTGGGAAAATAGAAACAAGGATAATTCAGGCTCTGTTGATGACGTTGACAGCCCTGAACAAGAGATACTTAGATTCTTTGCGGGCTGTGATATGCTTGTAAGTAAGCCTGGTCCTGTACCTGATGCAAGCCAAGAATCAGTTACTGGAGATGAGGCAATACCTACGCCAACTACTGAGTGTGTTAGATTTTTCGTATTTTTCCCTAATAACTATAGTGGCATAGACGATGGATATGATTTTGCAATTAACTATATTGCTAATGGATTAGGCGCTGGTATTGAAAAGAAGTGGACTAAGAATTCAAAAGGTATTTGTACTCAAAGCACTGAGGCTAAGAGATATGAAATTCCAAAGGCGCCAGCAGAAAATGGCTATGGCGGTTATGAAGTAAGACCAGGAAAGCCTATAAGTATTGTTAAGACACAAACAAAGGGTGATTTACATATTGCTGATGTTAAGATAGGAAATGGCATTGCATGTAATAATGGTTACACATCTTTATTTGCAGCAGATGGCGGCGATGGCGACAAATGGTGGGAAAAGAAGTGGTATTACAGAATAGATGCTGAATATAAATGGCAAAAGTTAAAGAAAGAAAGTTATATTGATTCTAATAGCTTTGGTCTTAATTCAACTGCTGGTTTAAAGCGAATTGCTGAATCATTAAAAGTTGAAGTTGGCGATGCTAAATTAATTGCATTTACTGATGTTTATGCAGCATTTGAATCAACAGGTCCTATCACATCTTCACTTGAAAGCCTTTATGATGAGTCCAATGTTAATATGTTACTTGGATTAAAGAAGAATAAGAGCATTGACCACATAGAATGTATTGGTATGGCATCAAATCAAGGTCACGAAAAGTTAAATCCTAAGTTAGCTCATAATCGTGCATATACAATACAACAGTGGTTACGTTCTAAAGGCTTATGTGACGATGAAAAAATTACAATATCATATGAGCAGATGGGTGGTACTGACGAAGGTATAAATGTCGGTGACGAAAGTTCATTTGATAACAAGAAATGGCGTTGCTGTGAGGTTAGTATATATGTAAAAAAGGAAGAATCAAAGACTCTTCAAGCAGCAGCAACTGAAAATGTATTACCTGGTAATGCTTCAATGGATAGCTCATTATCACAAAACCATGAACTTAATATAGTCAAGGGAGATACTACTAACATAGGTATAAGCAGAATACCTTCTTGGAAAGATTTGAGTGGAAATAAGTTCTTTGATACGTCTGAAAAGTCTGATAGAATTACTGATATTAGACTTAATAAGATGAATGATGGAATAAATGGATTGACATTGAATAACAGAGAGTCATACAGAAACGGAAACGTTACAATGAATGGTCAATTTAATGCTGTTAACGATTTCCAAAATCAAGCAAAGAATTTCCAACCAAATGCGCTTGCTTATGCAACCAATTACAATAGGGTAAAGAGTGAGGATAATGTTTCAGTAGACCGTATGCACGATAATGCTGCAAAGACTAATCAATCTCTTAACAATAGTG